AAAGAAAGCTTCCCCATGGTTACCCCTGCGATTCAACACAGTTGATGGTGAAGCCTATGGAAGAGGCAGAGTTGAAGAGTACTTAGGAGATCTCAAGTCACTTGAGGCACTCTCTCAGGCACTCGTGGAAGGCTCTGCAGCAGCCGCTAAGGTTGTGTTCCTTGTCTCTCCATCCTCGACTACAAAGCCACAGGTTCTAGCCAATGCTGGGAACGGTGCTATCGTTCAGGGTAGACCTGAAGATGTTACTGTTGTACAGGTTGGTAAGACTGCTGACTTTAGAACTGCTGCTGAGATGGCAGCTTCTCTTACTCAACGAATCGCTGAAGGATTCCTGAAGCTACAGATCCGACAGAGTGAGAGGACAACTGCTGAAGAGGTTCGCCTCACTCAGTTGGAACTTGAACAGGGTCTAGGTGGTATGTTCTCTCTGATGACCACTGAGTTCCTAGTTCCTTATCTTAATCGTACGATGCTGATCCTTCAAAGGAATGGTCAGCTACCTAAGATCCCTAAAGATCTTGTGAGTCCTACTATTGTTGCAGGTATTAATGCACTTGGTAGGAGTCAAGATTATGAGTCACTGGTTGGTTTTATTACCACCTTGGCTCAGACTGTTGGACCTGAAGCTATTGCTAAATATGTTGACCAAGGTGAGTATATCAAACGACTCGCTGCATCTCAAGGTATTGATACCCTGAATCTGATCAAGACTCAGGAGCAAATGGGACAGGAACAAGAGCAACAGATGGGACAAGCACAGCAAATGGAACTTACTAAACAAGCTGGTCAGTTTGCTAGTGCACCCATGATGGACCCAAGTAAAAATCCGAATCTAATTGAAGATGGAAATGAACCACCAGAAGCCGGTGCGCAAGCCCCGGAAGGCGGCGCCTAAGAAGCGTGCACCTGAGAATGAAGTAAAGAAAGAAGTGTCAAATGTAATGAAGACACAGACCCATTGTGCTCCTCTCATTGGTCGTAGTCCTAATTATGTTGAACGTGTAGGTCTTGGTACCTTGCGTGTCATTAGTGCAGAAGGTTTAGCTGAGGAGAATAATGGCTGAACTTACTTATGATCCCACTCCTGCAGATCAGGGAGAGTTTTCTGCTGAAGAGCTTGACTCCCTTGCAGTTGGTGAACAGATGATGGCAGCAGAGGAGCAACTCCTTGCTGGCAAGTATGAAAACGCTCAACAACTGGAGAAGGCATACATTGAACTCCAATCAAAACTTGGGGAAAGGACCGAAACTGAGTCCGAGCCTGGAGAAGTACAGTCTGATGCTGAAGAAACCGAGTACGAGGAAGAAGAAGAAGAAGCAGAAGTAAGTTTTGCTGCCCAGCAGATCTACTCTGCTTCTCAAGAGTTTGCTGAGAATGGTCAGATCTCTCCTGAGACCATGCAAGAGTTCAGTAAGCTTAGTTCTGAAGAACTTGTACAAGCATACATCGAGAACTTCAGTCAACCACAAGAAGTTGATCTCTCCGAACAGCAAGTTAATCAAATTAAAAACTTTGCTGGTGGTGATGATGCTTATGGTGAGTTGATTGGTTGGGCTGCTGACAATATGGATGCCCAATACAACGAGGCATTCAATAGTCTTGTAGACACAGGCAACCTGCCTGCTATCCAACTTGCTGTTGCTGGACTTATGGCTACCTATCAAGAAACGAACGGCTATGAAGGGCGAATGCTCTCTGGCCGTGCTGCACAAGAATCGTCTCTGCCTGTCTTTAGATCGCAAGCAGAGGTAGTGCAAGCAATGAGTGATCCTCGTTATGATAATGATCCTGCTTATCGTCAGGATGTGTACGAGGCTCTTGATCGATCTAACCTTCAATATTAATCTACTCTTAACCTAACTTATAATGCAAAAAATTATCGCCCTTTCTGCTGCTTCTATCCTTGCAGCCACTCCTGCTATCGCTGGTCCCTACGTGAACGTAGAGGCTAATCAGAAATTCGATACTGGTGATTACACTTCCACTCTTACTGAGGCACACGTTGGTTGGGAAACTGATCTGGGAAAGTCCAGCAAGTTCTACATCCAGGGTGGTCCAGCTTTCAAATTCATCGACGATGGGGACAACCAGTCTCTTGCTTCTGGCAAAGTGGGTATCAAGTCTGCAGTGACGGAACGACTCAGTGTGTATGGAGAATTGAAAGCCTACACGGGAGACGAATACAACTTCGACACCTTGGCTGTCGGCGTCAAGTCCGGCGTCAAATATTCATTCTGATATGAGTACTGTAACTGAAGATGGTGGACGCCTAAACCTCTACGCTAAGGAACCTAAGATGTACATCGACGAAAACTCCCTTCCACATAATGAACGGGCAGAGCGACTAAATGGCCGCTTGGCAATGCTAGGAGTCATTGCGGCTATTGGTGCATACGCATGCACTGGTCAATTGATTCCTGGCTTCTTCTAAATTATACAAACATGACCGCAACTATTGCTACTCGGCGGCGGTCATCACTGTGGGACAACTATCTCAACTGGGTGACCTCTACCGATAACCGTCTTTACGTCGGACACTTCGGCGTACTTATGATTCCCTGCTTAATTGCAGCTACAACCGCATTCATCATCGCCTTTATCGGCGCACCGCCTGTTGACATCGATGGAATTAGAGAACCAGTATCCGGCAGTCTCATGTTCGGAAACAACATCATCTCCGGGGCAGTCGTCCCCAGCTCAAACGCAATCGGACTCCACTTCTATCCCATCTGGGAAGCAGCCACTCTCGACGAGTGGTTGTACAACGGAGGACCCTATCAGCTTGTCGTATTCCACTTTCTCATTGGTGTCTTCGCTTACATGGGACGAGAATGGGAACTTAGTTATCGATTAGGCATGCGCCCCTGGATTTGTGTTGCATACTCCGCTCCTGTTGCTGCGGCTACAGCCGTATTTTTGGTGTACCCCTTCGGTCAAGGATCGTTCAGTGACGGTATGCCACTTGGTATTTCAGGTACCTTCAACTATATGCTCGTCTTCCAAGCAGAGCACAACATCCTTATGCACCCCTTCCACATGTTGGGAGTGGCTGGTGTCTTTGGTGGTAGTCTTTTCTCTGCTATGCACGGTTCTCTTGTCACCAGTTCTCTGGTGCGTGAGACAACTGAAAACGAGAGCCAGAACTATGGCTACAAGTTTGGACAAGAAGAGGAAACCTATAACATCGTAGCCGCTCATGGTTACTTCGGACGTTTGATCTTTCAATATGCGTCTTTTAATAACTCACGTAGCCTTCACTTCTTCCTGGCTGCTTGGCCTGTGGTTGGCATCTGGTTCACTGCACTTGGCGTGAGCACGATGGCCTTCAACTTAAATGGTTTTAACTTTAACCAGTCCATTCAAGATAGCCAAGGTCGTATCATCAATACTTGGGCTGACATTCTGAACCGTCAAGGTTTGGGTATGGAGGTCATGCATGAGCGTAATGCTCATAACTTCCCACTCGATCTTGCAGCAGCTGAGTCCCAGCCTGTTGCTCTTACTACTCCTTCTATTGGATAATTAAATGTCTGCTTACCTTAAACGACTTCACGTTGATCGTGTTGAAGAAGTCGGTGTTGAAACAACCGGATCTGCATACCTAAAAAGGGTTGAAGTCGTTGAGGTTGTAGACTCCGATGGTACCCCATGGGAACCTGTCCCTGGACCTGACCCATGGGATGACCTGGTAGTTGCACAGAAAGCAACTTGGTCTGACGATAATGTTTACGCTGTTGGTGAAGACATTTCTGGTGTCAGTGCTACCTACACTGGTGGTACTGACCAGGTTGTCTACCGTTCACGTACACAACACAAACCTGCAGGATCTGATTCTTGGATCAACAGTCCCTGGACTAACCACACTAACACACCACAGGTTATTCACTTTGTGATCCCTGCTGGTGAAGAGAATGGTGAAGTACGATTCCAGACACAGGCTAGAGATAACGGTGTAGACCCTGTTGATCAGGTTAACTCCTTTGCTTCAATTAAACAGATTGATGACCTTGAGTGGGAGCCGATTACTGCAACTGTCAATGATATTGAATATGACTTGGCTAATGCACCAGCATTGACTGTACTCATCAATGACCCACTGCCTATTGTAGTGACTCACAACGGTGATATTACTGATGCTACTTACAACTGGACATCACGTAATCCTCCAGCACCTCCACTGTTCGGAACACCTACTGCAAAGAACACTGTTGTCACCCTTACCGCTGAAGGTTACTACGTTGTCACCTTAGATATGCGGTCTCCAAAGTCTGATGAGATCAAGTCTATCATTATCCAATTCTTCGCTGTTAGCGCTCTCTAATTATGTCTGCTTACGGAACTAAAGTTGTAGCTGTCCTGGATACTAAATCCACGTTTGGCGCTACTGTTAAACAGATGCGTGACGCTATTGTTAAGCGCACGAATCTCACTGATGACACTCTGAATATCCCTACTGTTGTCCCTGCCAATCCAATTGATGGTGACCTGTACTTCGATAAGACTGCATTGAAGCTGAAGATCTTTGTCGATGATGGTAACTCCCAGCAGTGGATTCAACTCTAATAAACTAATACACTCCACCTATGTTTGATTTTCCCAACAACCCATCGGATGGAGATGTGGTATTCCATCCTAATGGTAGGCAGTACAGATTCAATGGTTCTGCCTGGCTCATTAACCAGGATGACTTAGCCACACTTACTGCACGAGTTGCACATCTCGAATCGATTCTTTTAAACCATTTAATTCTAGAATAATATGGCTTCTTCAAAGCTTTCCGCGCTTACTGCGCTTACCTCTGTTGGAGCAGATGATCTGGTCTATGTAGCAGACACTGCTGACGGAGGTTCTTCTTACTCCAGTAAGAAAGTAACTAAAGCAAACCTTTTCTCTGGCTATGCCACTGAGGCTTATGTCACTACTCAAGTCTCTAATCTTATCGACGGCGCTCCTGACGCTCTCAATACTCTTAATGAACTTGCTGCTGCCCTGAACGATGACGCTTCTGCTGCATCTTCTCTGACTGCTCTGATCAATGCCAACGAAACTCACATTGATAATGTGGCTACGTTGTCTGGTCTGGCTAAGGACAGCACTTCATTGGGTACCTTCACTGGTACTACCATTGCTGACAACAAGACC